ATATAGTTTCTCATACTGAGGAGCAATCGGTGGGATATCATTTCCAGTTCCTAGAGTTGCGTTCTCACCAACACCACCAATCTTGTCGGCTCTTGGTGTATCTGAACCTTCGCTGCCAGTTCCTATTCCGAATGCAGAACTTGAACCACCCTGCGCTCTGCTCTTTAGGACTCTCCATCCACTGGATGTGTATGGTCTCTTTGCGAGCATAGCAAGAGGGTTAACCTCTTGGTTTAGCATAGACCATACTTTCTGCCCATATAGGACATTGTATAGGTCACCTAACCCACTAGCAGCACTAAACGGATTTGATGCAGCATCGTGGGGCGTTCCGAATCCACCAACAACACCAGAACTCTTCAATAGAGCATTACCAGCAGGGCCAGTTAATCCGTATGTTGCGGCTTCTAAGTCTTTTAATGTATTAATATATCCACTCATTTAATCACCTTAAAATTTGTTCGCCAAATTATGTATGTCTCCCCAAGACATTGAAGATAACTCTTCGCTTGTTGTTGGGAAGCCTTCAGGAAGTGTTACTGTATCTCCCTTAATAATTTGTGAATCTTCTGTTGTTGTTAATGATTTGCGTAATTCAGCAAATTGCTCTTTTAATTCAGCAACCTCTGAACGAGCGTCATATTCATTTCGCTCTACTTCGGCTTTTCTAACTGATTGCTCAGTAGCAAACCTTTCTTCAAACTGCTTATTTAGATTCTCATAAGCAATCTTTTCCAATTGTTCAGCCTTAAACTGCTCATATGCCTTTTCGACATTTTCAGCAGATAAGTCCAAAGTGCTAAAGTCAGTAGCATCCCACTCTTTAGAAACCTTTAGTGGAGCAGGTGTAGCAGTTGGATTTCCACCACTAACTACTTCTTCTCCGGCTTCATAATCGCGTGTGCTATCTTCATCTAACGCTTTTTCCGCTTCATCAGCATATGAAGCAGATTCCATTTCATCTTCTCCATCAGCCTTTTCATCGTCTTCTGTAGCCATGTATTCCATGTCTTCTTCCAACGGCATTTGTTCTTCTTCTCCTTTTTGGAGCGCATTAACTTGACTCATCAAGTCATTTAACTCCTCAAGGGCTTTTTCCAATTTTTCAGTCATATTATCACCTTTGTTTTTTTCCTCTTTTAATATATCAAATTTTGCTTCGGGGTTAATTCCCTTTTCACAAATTGTAACCTCATGTAATTCTAGAGCATCAATTTCATTATATTCGCCAAAATCATCAGATGTTCGCTTTCTTTTTGAAATTGCTTGCCCTCCTATGCTAAATGAACGTAATGTTCCTTTTCTAATTCCTCTTGAAATTTCTTTTGCTTTTTCTATATCGTCTCTTAATTTAATAACAACATAAAATCCTACATCATCAACTTGAGATTTATGGACTACTCCGTTCTTATCTCTATAAGAATCTACTACTTCTCCTACTTGAACATTTGAATGATTAGACATTACATTTCTGAATTTCTTTTCTCCCATGTAATCTTTAACTGCTTTTTTAAGTGCTTGTAAAGTAATTAAATCATTTTGTTTATCTACCATTTCTATGGAAGCATATCCACCTATAATTAAATCATCTGATTTTAGTATATTGAAATCGTGAGATTCACTCTTAATTAGAACGGGTTGTTCTAACATGAATCACACTTAGACTTTCACTATATGAACTAAGCGGAGTCATCTTCGGGAAGGGTTAAATTTTTGTATCTGTCTTCGGTAATATCCCATAGACCAGCATCATCTTTACTATCTAACATAGTTTGTTTCTTTCCTGTCCAAACAACCCAATGCTTATTTCCATCCAAAGGAACGACTCTAATGTGTAATCGAGTATTAAATTTCTCACCATTTAATTTAAATTCGTGATATCCTTGCTTTTGAACTCCTAAAGTAATTATTCCTTCATCTAAAACTTTACTCTCTCTAGCATTACCTAAAACAATTTTAGCAGGGAATTTATTTGATTTACCAAATAAGTTATAAATATCAGAACTATCTTCGATATCAATTAACCAAGCCAATCTCTTATCATTTATAATATAAATTAAAAGTAAATTATCATCTTCAGTAGTAGATACTGTAAACTTACCTTCTTTAGGGTTAACTTTATCATCTTTGGCTATCATATTAGGATTAGCCACAAAGTTATCTTGTTCTCTATTATAAACAATATCTTCTTGTCTAATCAACCATTTTTTAAATTTCTTCGTATCACCATTAAATGCTGGCCCTTCAAATGGTTCTTTATGATTTTCTATAACAAACTTAAGTATTTTTTCTAATGATACAGGTTCATTCCATTGCATCAATTTATTTTTTATAGCCAATCTTAATTCAGAACGCACACTTTTAATCGCATTTTCTAAATCTTCTTTCCAAACATCAATATCATATAATGCTTGTTTTTCCATTAGAGAATCTCCATTAAAACCATAAATTGTAAATCCTTCTAACTCAGATTTTACTATAATTTCTGCTTCACCATGTATATCATCAGTAATATACATTTTCTTTACGCCTTTCAATTTATATTGAAATGGCTTATCTAAATCTTCCCAAATAGATTTTTTTGCTTTATCAGAAAGTAATTCTAAAGTTTCTAATTTATCTGATTGTATCACTTCAGGTATTTCTATTACTTTAGCAGAGAATAAACTAAATCCTTCTTTAGTTTTCTTAACTTCATCAACTTTAACTCTAACAATACTCCCAACCTTTACAGATTGTTTAGTATTAAGAGCCTTACCTACTGAAAGATATTTTTTATCTTCTAATTCTACAGTTTTATATGAACGAGATTGTTCTGCAGTTAAAGGCCCAATACCAATTGTATAAGAATATAAATTACTCTTTGTTTTCTTAGAATCTAAGACAATAACATCTAAATCTACAAACTTTTTCCATTTAATCCACTTAGGATTTTTTCTTGAACCTAACTGATAAGTTGATTCTATATCTTTAATTACAACTCCTTCTGACGCAGGTAAATTCATTATTTCTTCTGAATATTCACCAACTTCTTTAATTGAATCTGCAATTCTAGTGTCTTTTTTAGAAGGATATGCTAATTCTTCAGATGAATGTTGAGCATATTGATATAATAATATATTAATTCTTTCTCGTAAAGGTTCATCAAGTAAATCCTTATCTTCGTGAGACATAATATCGAATACATGAAGTCTTAATTCAGCATCTTCTACTTCTTTCTTAAATATATGAGAAATAACTGCAGCACGATGTAAAGGTTCACCATTCTTAAATAACATTAATTCTCCATCGAGAATACAATTAGGAACGTGTTTTTTATCTAAACGCTCGACTTGCTTTTTACATTTATCAGTAATATCTTTTTGATTATAAGATAATATTTTAATCATCTTATCTTTCTTATGCAATTGCACTCGCATACCATCATATTTTTCTTGAATAACATATTCACCAGAGAACCCTTTTAATTGTTCTAAATCATTTAATTCAAAAATTCTATACATTGGCTTATTTGGTATTAAGAAATTAATTTCTGACTTTTCAGTATCTTCTGATTTTTTAATTTCAATATCAACTAATTCATTCCATTGCTTCTCATTATACTCTTCTAAGAAAACTTCTTTCAATGATTGTAAAGCACTTTTGAATTTACCTTTAATTCTCTTAGTGTCTTTACCTTCACCATAGTGTTCAATAATATACAAAGGAATGTCTTTGAGTTCTAAATCTAAACCATTTGCATTTTGAGTTATTTCATCCGGCTTAAATCCCTTTTTTTCCCATGCTGATGCGGGGATTGGTAGGGAATGTTTGCGTAAAGCATAGTGAATAAAGGCCATCAAGACGCTAGAATTAGTTTGAAATATATCAATAACATCTTTACCTAACTGAGAAGAGAATGGGTCGCTAACTTCTTTAGATTCAAACCTCATTTCTTTTACCGCATCATAAAGACGCTTTGCTTGTGTCGAATTAGGGTCTTCTACAGAATCATCGAATAAAATATCTTCAACAACATATTTCTTTAATACCCTAGTAAAAGAATCTAAACCATCAAAAGTATCTCTAATTGATTTAACTGTTCTCCGCCAATCTTTACCATACTTTTTAGGGTCTTCTTTCGCAGATAAATAAGAATAGCGAGTCCTCTCAAAGAAATCTAAAACACGCTTTGAGAGCGCATTTTTTTCCTTTTCAAAGGAAACGCCAGATATCGCCATTAAGACACTCTCATCAATTCATTGCGTGACCAGATAATCCTGAAACGTCTTTTAGTTGCTTTAACCTATCAATAATTTCTGAGGCTTCTCTTTCAAAACCTTCTTCTTTTATTTCTCTATTTTCTAATTTAGTTGTTAAGTTTTTTAAACGAGCGTTTAAATCAGCAACATAATCTCTTAATTGGTCTTCTTCCGTATAATCATACTTTTTAAGTGCATCAAATACAACATTTATTGAATCAATTATTTTTTGCGCTTTACCAACATAACCATATCCTTCGTCACCAATAGGATTTGCTATCTTTTCCTCTTTTGGATTTTTTGTTGGTCTTTTAGCCTTTACAGTTTCACCCATTGTATCTGTATCATTAGCCACAGTAGTTCCATGTTGGAACTCGGCTAATACTTCCTTCGCTTTCATTATTGCTATCTCTACTAATTTTTCTTCTTTTGTTAGCTTTATTTC